TAATCAAAGGCCCAACTATTGTTGTGGCAGACAACATTATTAATTTCATACCTGCTGCAAAATCCCCACCAGCAATTGCCTTCATTCCGGCACCAGCTAACTGTACTGCTATCTTTCTAAACGGAGCCATCAATGTTCTAATCATGAGAAGAATTGGCTTAAAGATTCCAATTATCGGCATTAACAAAACATATACTAAGTCTGTTATTGGTTGAACTATTGCAACAATTGTTTTAGTGATCTTATTCATCATTGTCATAATAGGTTTCATATTACTAATAACCGCCAAAGCAACTCCTAATGGTCCTATCATACCTATTATTGAACCGCCTATTTTGCCCATGAAACCACTACTAGCACCACCAGATTTAGTGGCCTTTGAAGTTACTGTTTCTTTACCAGTGTCTGCATCAAAAGATGTTTCTGTTTCGGTTTTTAATCCTAAACTTTTAGAAAGATTTTTGAATTTTTTCGGGTCGCTTGTTGTTACTTTTTGACCGTCTATCATTAATGAGCCTTTAAACTGTTTGTTCACTTCTGCGCTCATTTTTCTAGCTTCTTCTATTAACTTCTGCTTGTCCGCTTTAGGAACAATGTCCACTTCTAATGTTGCGTTTACCATTTTACATAAAATAAAAGAACGGGTTCTTTGCCCCCAGTTCTTGATATACTATTGACATCATGTCCATCTCTTCTGTGTCTTCTTTGTCAAGCTCAGAAGGCAAACATTTAAATGTTTTACAAAGTAATGCCTTTTGAATAATCTCGCCAACAGCCATTGAGCTTATTGTTTTTCCGGAAGCTGCGGCTCTGATTTTTTTTCTAATTCTTCACTATACTTAGCAATATTTAATTCCTGTATTTTGGAATGTATATAATCACCAGCATCTGGGTCTAAACCTTTAACAACTGTTTCTTTATGTTTTAAATCAGCCATTGAAAAAAACGGTGCAGATTTAATACCATAAATTAAAGTGTAAATTCTAGATTTACCTGGATGTATTACTACGTTTTCTTTACCACCAACAACTGTTATCTCTGTTGATATTTCAGCCAATTCTCCTTTTTGACCAAAATTCATTTTTTGAATTACAATCTCTTGTCCTTCATAACATGGCACTTGGGTTAAAACTTCTTCTTTCATTTGGAAACTCCTCCTTGGGTTTATTTATTATTTACTTATGTGGTTTGTTGTTCAGTAACTACTAAACTTTCAGCAATTCCAGATAATTCTTCCGGTACAACTTCAGCTAGTGTTTCAGGGTCTGACCATTCATCTAATGTGACAGATGAAAATAAAAAGTTCGCTGTGTGATTTGTTCCACCACTAAAATTGAATTCTACTGTTGCCACTTCAGTTGGTGTTGTTACTGCTGTTGCAGAACCTAAAAACGCAGTTGAATAAGTATTGTCTTCGGTTTTCATTGTAAGTCTTAGACCATACTCTCTTGCTTTTTCTTTAGATTTTTGACCAGTTCTACTGCCCAGTCCATATAGTACTTCAATATTATTTGTTATTGTTAGTTCAAAAGAATCAATAACATTGGTTATGGGTGTTGCATTTGGCCATTCTACTGCACTGCCTTCAAAAGTGTAAACATCCGCAGCGTCTAAAGCTATTGGTGTTTCAAGTATTGTATCTTGAGCCGTATTTGAAGAAAAAACTTCTATTGAAATTGTAACAACTTCTCCAAAACTACTTCTTATTGTACAACTATTAATTTTACCACCTAAATAAACAAGGTGTCTAGTGTTAGAACCAAGTTCCTTATTAGTTGTAATAGTAAGAGGTGTTAAGTTATCAATAATTAATGTGTAAGATTCTTCTGATGCCATTATGTCTGCACTAATGCTTAAAGTATTTGCATCGTCAACAGCAGTTACTCTTGCATATGTACTATCTGTAGTATTGTAAACTTTAGCATTTATTAATGAAGGTCCAGTGTCAAAAGTTGTTCCAGTATCAACTAACTTATTTTCTGTTCTTGATGTTGTAATACTTGTAATTTTTGTGGTATAAACATATTTAGATGTAGAAGTTCCAGCTCCTGTTCTAGTTCCCATTACATGTTTTAACCAATCACAATGTTGTGGTTGAAATTCTATTGAAACAGTGGTTTCGTATTTTCCACCTAAAGATTTAATTAATTCTCTTCCACCTGTTGTTGTTCCTCTAAAACCTCTTTGTTGTAAAAGATTATTTCTGTTTGATGGTGTGACTGATTGAACAATTCCAAAGTGTGATGCAATCGTACTTGCTTTAGTTCCATAAGTTGTTTCTGTACCATAAAGAGTATATGTGTCAATACCTGCACGTCCTACGTCTGATGCCATTTACTTTTCCTCCAAATTTATTTTTACTTTCTTCGTATCATAATTTTTATTTCTCGTTGTTGATAATGTTTTTTTGTTAGTACTCTTAATTTTATTAATAAGTTCTTCAAAGCGTGGGCTATTTTCAAGAAAAGATAGTATAGCGTCATCTTCTTCCACCTCAATAATTTCATTAGCTGCAACAATTAGATCAGTTTTTAATATGACGGGCGAACCATCATAATATTTAAATGTTCTTTTCATTTTTTATTCCTCATGCATATGTTATAAATTCGTATCTATCCGGTATAATCAAATCAATATTTCTTGCTAATACATCAGAAGTAACATCTTCTGAAAGAGTGATATTAGTAGTATTTTCTGGAATAATATACCTAAAATTATAAAACTTTTTTGCATACTCCATAAATGCTTTATTCAATGTTTTGGAAAATGTATCTAAAAGAAAAGTATTTTCCATTAATATTATAACACTAACTCGTATATTTGTCTTAACTACATTTTGAGTTCCGCCAGATAATCCACCGGGTTGTCTAGGTAAACCTATACCCAGTCCAATCCTTGGATATTTAGATATACTCAAATCAGACCTTGGAAAATCTGGATATACCATTGCGTCTTTATTACGAGCAACTCCATTTACATTGTATTGATTTGCATAACCATAAATAACAACGATTGCATCGTGAAGTGTTGATGCAACGTTAAGTATAATTTTTCCTGTGTTTGTTCTATTAGAACCAGGAAAAGTAAAATCATAATCATCTCCAAAAAGTATTGGTACTCCATTTAGTGTTACTGATTCTACAAATCGTAACCTTGTACCATATGTTAAGGGAAAATCTGTTTGACTAGAAGTCGCGTCGAATGTTTGAGTTGTTCTAGTTTCTCTGTTTTTATCGTCTAAACTAAAAACTGTCCAACGAATAAAATTAACTAGTTCATCTTTTAGATCAATTTCATCTATAAAATCTGTTTTTGCCATTATGCGACCTCTTGGTCTGTTTTAATACCACTTGGTATGTGTTGTTATTAATATTATAATATCTTAATATATAAAAATAATTTAACTAATGTTGTTAATGTGCTTTGCAAATATTGCATTTATTTCTTCAGTACTCGTATCTAATGCTGGTCTCATATACGGTTGTGCTTGTGTACCTGGATGATGTACCTCTTGGCCTTTGCGAAGAACAACCTCTTTCATGTTATCGCCATTTGGTAATCTACCAATATTTTTTCCCCAAGCAAGAGCTTTCTTATTTTTAGGACGTATAATATGTGGTTTTGTCATATATTCAACACATGGTGCATATGAAACATTTGTGTATACACTTGCTTTCAAATTTTCTTTATCCACATTCATAAATATGGCATTTCCAAGTAAACCTGTTTTTCCAAATGGGGCTTTTTCTTTAGCCTTTGCTAACACTAACATAGCACTTTGTTCTAATGCTTCTCCCAATGCTTTTTTAATTTTTAAATTCATATCAGAAGAAAACTTTTTTTCGTTCCCCATTTTTAATCTGTTAATATTTGTTCTTCGTTAGATATGTTAACTGCTGTAAATTCCCAACAAATAATCCCGTCGTCTTCTGAGGTTATTGGTATTAAAGTCTTAATTCTAAACCATCTATTTAGAAATTTCAATTCGTCTGAAATTGGTGCTTGTTTAGGTACCAAAGCAGGGGAAATAGTTTTCCCCGTTGTTTCCTTAGTATACTCGTATCTCAAAATACCAATCGCATCACCAGCACTCATTACTCCTTGTCGCACGAACTTGTCCGAAAGTCCTTGTATAGTAACTTGTGCTTTAAGACTATAAGTTTTTGGAGTTTTTGTTTTACTTCCATAAGCCATGTCTTCAACTATACTAAATGATTTGTACGATATAGTCTTTGTTAAAACAGTATTGTCAATGTCAAGTCTTGCTGATATAGAGTCTACCATCTTCTCCTTAAACTACTTCTATCCAAAAACATCTGTGATGAATAAGCAATACCTGGTTGAAAACCCCTATTGTCTCCTGTACCTGTTCCTGTTCTAATATTACGAAAGACAAGTGGTTTTATCCAATCAACATATTGTTTCAATACATTATTGGCATCATTTTTCATTTCATCATAATCTTGCTCATTTTTAGTTACAGTCACACCAGCAGCAGACCAACCAGACGTCCCTTTAATAAGTCTCAGCTGTCTTAATCGTTGCAACATTAGTAATGTAACCATAGCCATAACAGCTCTCTTAAGCCAATCAACAGTCAATTCATCCAATGGTTTTCCACAAGCATAATATGTAACATAATGTTGTGTAGTCGTCGTATAAGAAGTATCAAATTGTAAAAAATTATTATACGCATCTATTGATGTAACATTGTCTGTACTAACAGTATCTAATATTCTACCATCAGAAGATAATTTATATAGTAAAATATCGGCAACAGTTATGGAGCCATCCATATTACCGTCTCCCATCCATTGATAGGGCAAAAATGCCCGTTTGTTTCCATCAATAAATATTAAACGTTCTCTTGCTAAATGAAAACCACGTTTGCGTACTTCAAACATTGCTTCTTTTAAATCTGTTTCAAACTGTTCAGTAGATTCGTCTGCTTGTGAGAAACCGTATTTGGCTCTCCATTCAGCTTCAGTACAATATCCGGTTGTGGTTTGTATTGCTATGTTTCCTGTAACCATTTTAATTCACCTCGGTTAAAATACCAATGCTTCTTCTTCGTCAGCAACCGGTTTAATTAACCCCATGTTTACATATTCTTCTGTAACAGTATATTTTAATTCTTTCTTTAGTTCTGCATCAGTTGCTTCTCTTAGCAATCTATTATTTTCACTTAATGCATGTTCAATAACTGGTGTTAATTCTTTAGGTAATTTTTTACAATGTCCTTGTCTTATGAAAAAATGTGATTCATCTGCTGAATTAAAAAAGTTCTTTTTATCATCAACTAGTGTTACCCACATTTCATCTTTTGCTTTTGTTTCTCTAAATCTTAATTCCACTTGGTCAATTATATCTTGATCTACAGTAGTGGGAACTTTCTGTTTGACGTCCTCAGTAGAAACAACTGGAGCAACAACTGGAGCAACAACTGGTGCAACTGGAGCAACAACTGGTGTAACTGGTACAGTTTGAACTGCTGGTTGTTCAGGTACTTTTTTTAGAGTATCTGGTTTATCATTACTAGTGTCCATGGTTGAGACTTTATCTTGGGTTTTATTTTCCATATTAATCACCTTAAAACTTCTTCCCTGTAATAGGGCATATCTTTGTATCTTTATTGACTTGAATCATTCTACTAGTAAAAGGATTCAAAAATTGAATGTTGCCTAATGTATCAATATTATAATTATCATATTTTGAAAAATCTACAAATTTTGAAGATTTAGGTTTGGATTGTGTTTTAGCTTTTGGTACTGATTCTGTTCTAGCTTTTGGTACTGCTTCTGTTTTAGGTTTTAACTTTGTTTCAGTCTTCTTGAATAAATTCTTTAGTTTTGCCATAGTATTAGCCTCCATAATTGTAAAAGTAAAAAAAAAATAAAACAAATAATTAGTTTATAGTATTTATATTAAACTTTTTGACAAAGCATTAATGTAAACTCTACTAACTGTATTTGCGTCTGTTGCAATTGTAGTTGTAGCATCAAATGATCTTCCAACTAAAGTTGAAGATGAATCATAAGCTGTAACTTTTTGACCTGCTCCTACACCTGCAGAATCAGCAGATAGATAAACTAAATCTTGGTAAGTAATTGCAGTTGTTTCTGTTTGACCAGATGCTTCTACAAATGAATTAAATTCAAAGATACCTTTTACTCCTACTGGAACGTATCTATCAGATGCTGCTCCAAGTGAATTATCAACTCCTTGCAAAACAATACCATCAAAGATACTTGATTTTCCTGTACATTTTGAAATTGTATTAGCTGATGTACTAACAGTTACTAAATCTCTAGCGTAATAAGTTGTTGCTGCTGCTGCTGGATAACTAAGAACTAGGTTACCTTCAGGTATACCATTGTTTCCGTTCATACCGTATCCATCTGGAGCAGTTGTATGTGTGTTGTTTGCTGTTTGAGCCATTTTATATCCTCCGTTAAAACACGGAACTTAAATTTTTTAGTTCCGCATGGGTATTATCTTTACTCCGGTTTTACCCAGGAAAAAGATTTGCACTATTTTAAATAAATATTTCTAAGCGTTATCAAATACAATAAATTGAAATGTTTGAGCTTCAGAAAGTTGTGGTCTGTCTGCCGTTACTGTAAATGAATTTGTTGTAATGTCTGTAACCTTAACTCCAAAATTACCTTCTCCATCTCTTACTGTTGATGTTGGTGTAATAAGAACTGTATCATCTGCCGCTGTTCCTGTAGCGGTTACATCAACTGTAGATATTGCGCCGGGACCAGATTTTGGTAATGTAAAGGTTCCTAAAACTACGAAATCACCTTGTGCCATTTTATTTTCCTCCATTAGTTATAAAAATAAAATAAAAAAATAAAAAATAAATAAAAATCCCTAAAATTAATTAGTTATCTTTATCTTAAGATGCAGCCATAATAACGCCGGATGCAGCTCTTACGTTTTGGATACCAATTCCGTATGATTGAAGTGCAATAATTTCAGTATCAACGCTTCCGTTAATTCTTCCATCTACAACTTCTACATCTGATTCCTGGACAAAAGTTCCAAGCTCAGTTGAATCTACGAAGACTGATGTTCCAGTAGTAATTTGAGCAGTTCTTATGATTTTAGCGTCTCCAAAGTATTCCATTACTGGGAATAAAGTTGCAGTTGCACTTCCACCAGAACCAGCTACTACGGGTGCTCTGTATAAAGCGTTCTTGAAATCAGTATCTTTGCTTAAAGCAGCGTAATCGTCAGGGTGTACAATTAGGTGAGTTGCGTGAAATCCACCAACCTCATATCCTTCAATGTCAGCTCTTGCATCAATAAGATCATTATATGATACTCTTGTAGATGCTCCACCTGTTGCAGTTCTATTACTGTTTCCAGATGTTATAATTGCCTCAATTCCAGATATAATGTCACTATCAACTTTTCTTGCAAGTGCTTTTCCGCATCTTGCAGCTTCAGCTGTAATTAATGAAATCATTCCTCTTTGTACCATTTCCCAAGTAATTTTTGATGCTGCAATTTTCTTGGTAGGTGTAACAGTTATTGAAGTGTATCCAACGCCTGTGTATGAAACAGTTCCGCCTTCTCCTACTTCAGCCGCAGTTATTCTTTGTTCTTTTGGAAGTTGGATTGCTCCTTTTCCACCACCATTCATAAGGTCAGTGTTTAACTGTAATACTTCCAAACCAACCATATTAGGTTCAACTGCCGCTCTAATAACAGATGCTAGACCTGTAACATATAAAGCATTAGAGTTACTTGTGGTAACGTCTTCTCTTGTTCTGTAACCTTCTTTAAGGTTTAAATCTTCTTTTAAAGCTTCTATTGAAACCCCTTTCTTTAACATGTCCCCTACAAGTAATTTACCTGCGGATTCTGCAATTTTGCTACCATGTTCAAAAAAGCCTTGTTCAATAGCGCTATTAGCTAAGTTTCCCATTCTATTTTCCTCCTTGTATATAATGGTTTTATCTCATACCAAACATTCTTCTTGTCGCCGGTGATACACTACTACTTTTTGCTAAATATTCTTTAATGGTACTAGCCACTGTTGATTTAGTTTCCAAATAGTTTTCTTGAGCAGCGTCTAATCTTGATGCATCGTCTGCACTTAGGTTGACATCTCTGTTCTTGCTCTCACTTCTAACGTTTCCTGCAACGCTTTGTCTCTGTGTAAGGTCTTCTGAATTTGATTCTTTAAACACATCTTCAGTTTTAGTTGATCTTTTCATAGATTCTAATTTGTCCATGTGTTCTTTTAGTCTTTTTAATTCTACGTCAATGTAACTTTCTGATTGTTTCATTGCATCAGGATTTGCAGGTGCTTCCAAACCAGGTTTTGGTTTACTTGGGTCGTCTCCTTCCATTCCTTCTTCTTTTTTATCTTCGTCGTCTTCAACAGCTTCTTCTTTTTTATCGTCTGTATCGTCTTCGTCGCTATCCATAGAATTTTTCTTAACAGCTGGTCTAGTAATATCACTACTAGGTTTTAGAACTTTTCCTTCTGCTCCGTTGTCGTCTCCATCTTTATTACCAGCAGGGTCCATTGAATTTCCAGGAGAATCTCCTGTAGCTACTTGTGTTTGACCTTGTGGAATAGGGTTTGGATTTTGTTCTCCAGCTTTAGGTACAGTTTGTGCAGTAGGTGTTGCGGGTTTTTCTGATTTTTTACCTTGTGGTCTTTCAGGAACTCCTTTCAAATCTTCTTGTATAATTCCTTCATCATCATCTGTAACCGGGTCTTCGTTAATTTCTTCTTCTATTTTATCGCCACTTTCAAGGTTGTTTAATCTTGAATCAATATTAGCAATTGCATCATTAATATTTTGCAAAGCTGAAGCAATAGAAGACATATCTTGTTCACCGTTTTCTTCGGTTTTAACGTCATCTGTATTTTGATCTTGCATTTTATCGTCCTCGTCTTCAAGTGGTGTAACATCCACTTGCATCTTAAATTCCTTTGTTACTTTTTTCATTTTTATTTAATCCTCCAGTTTAAAATTCACAATTTTTTCATACAAAGACAACGAATCTTGAGTTAACTTCTTTGTAACATCTAATTTTTTCAGTTCATTATTAATTATTTTAAAAGCATCTTTACCAAATGATATATCTTTTTCAAGATTGTTAACCTCTGGTTTCCAATCAGCTTTATCACCAGTAAAAACAAGACCATAATCTTCATGTTCTTGATCTGTAAAAGACAAACTTTGTTTTAACTCAACTAAAATTTTAATAGTTTCATAATCATTTGCCAATAATAATGGTGCTATTATTGAAGTTGCCATTAATCGTTCTTTTATTGTTAATTTCATATTTACCTCGGGTTTAATTAATGTAAAAAAATAAAAAAATATTTACTTATGCATGTAATGTATCATACAAAGCAATATAATATGGTGTTCCAGCTACATCCACTGTTAACGATGCATCTGCTCCAACAGTAGTAGCATCTGGTGCCGTTGCTGGAACTAAAGCATTTGCTGTAACTGGTGCTGTACCTGCAGCGGGTACTGAAAATATATTAGTAACTGCTGTAGCTTCTGAAATATCTAGCGCACTTGTTAGTGTTGAACCGCTCATTTTCAGACCATTAGTCATATCTCCATATAACCATAATCCTGCATGAACAACTGTAGTATTACTCGCGTGTACGTGTGCTGAAATTATTGAAGTATTATTTCCTGGGTCTGTATGTAAACCTTTTAATGATACATAAAAACCTGTGAACTCTCCACTCGGTACTGTTGCCGTTGATTCACCATACATTTTAACCATGGTTCCGGCTGTTGTTCCAGTATAAGCTTCACCTGCAACTAATTGTTTCTTAATAACTGAACCATTACTTGCTCCACCTGATTGACTATCTGTTAGTGCTAATTTATTATTTAGAACTAATGAACCAGTCAAAGTAGTAATACCAGTGACAGCTAATGTTGAATTAACAGCTAGTGTATTGAAAGTGTAATCAGAAATGAACACTTCGTTAGGATTAATAGATTCTACTGCAAAATTACAATCAATAATCAAATCAGCGGTTTCATCAGATGACCCACTGTCTACATTTCCATCTATAACTTTTCCAATTGGAGCAGTTGAATCTTTTACAACATAAAAATTTGTACCATCATAATACAAACTTACATAATCGCCGACGGCAATAGCAGTTGTATATGTACCTGATGCTTCTACTAAACCTGTAAAAAGTAATTGGCCTTCTGTAATAACACCCATATATTCTTGTTGTCCTGTTGTTGATTTTGATGTAAAAGTTTTTGTTGAACTAGCTACACCAATAGCTGTTGTCACAATTGCAGTTGATGTGGGTTGTAATACTTTCCCACTTGTTAGTAGAAGAGGATTTCCAGCAGTAATTGTAACGTCATCCGTCATTTCAAAAGTAGCAATACTTAAATGACTTACATTATTTGTTGCGTTTGTTGTTGTCATTTTTATTTTACCTCAATAAATTAATTCGTTTTGTTGAATTTTTTAATAAATTAGCACGTTCTAATTGTTTTTTTAATTCTGGTTCAGGTGCTTTCTTAACATCTTTACCAAGTTTAGTTCCAACTATACCGTCACTATTTGACGAAGTAACATCTTCTCTATTTGGTTTCTTCACTGTTGGATTTTCTTCGTCTTTATCTTCTGGAACCCCGTTGTTAAGAACAGTTGAGTCTTCATCATTTTGCTCTTTATATATTCCACTTCTAAATTTTTCAACTAATCTTTTTTCAGTTACTGCTAAACCATATTTTTTTTCTAATGTATGAAGTGTTTTTTTTGTAACTTTTTCTCCAATCTTTTCTAAGAATTGCATATTTGAATCTCTACTACCAGCTATTGTTACGGGACTTATTTCTAGAAGTTCTCTAACATTAGCAACAACTACTGTTTCTCCAGTCTCTTCATTTTCTTGTTCATCAATCTGATCTACAATAGCTTGTATGCTTACCTCTCCTAAATCTCCTCGTTTTGCTTTACGTAAGAACATTTTTTCTTCTGGGTCAATATCTCCTTCATACAATAATTTATTACCATCCATTTTAAGATTTTCAATATGTCCAAATGGTGGGTGTGTTCTTATAGAAGAATCGTTATGTGTGTCAAGCATTGGAATAAATCTACCACGCTCTTTGAATCTATCACAGTAAGATGACAGTGATGGTGTAGTATATGATATACCATTTCTAGTTGCTGTGTCTCCATGAATGGCAGTCCCTCTCATTTTTACTCCTATTGGAACAGAACTGGAATCTTTAGCACTATCTTTATCATCATAAGTTTCAACTATCTTAAATTGTTGAGGAGATAACCAAACCTTTTCGTAAACTTTCATCTTAGTTACGGCCTCTCATTTCATCTAAATACTTCTTCGCACATGTTTCTTGTACTGGTGTCAAAGACTCCAAAGGTTCTTCTTTAAAAACACCACCATCATAAGATACGATTGCTTTATCTTTATTCATAGAAACAATTTGGCCCTGTTTAGAACCTTTAGTAACACGATCACCAACTTGCACAAGATATACTGTTTGTAGCTCGTTAATATTCTCTATTTTATTAGTCATAATAATCCCTCGTATCCGTGCGGAAAGAAAGGTTAAACCCAAGAAACTATCCCTTTTCCACACGGAAATGTTTAAAAAATATATATAATAAGAATTATCTACTTGTTAATATATAAAAATAATTTAATTTGGTCTACTTTTAAACTTTAATGGCTTCACACCTCTAGAATTAGTAAAACATTGTATATCATCTACAAGTTCATATTTTTGTAACATTTTCAATCTAATTCCCACTCTACCGTAATTGATCTTTGTTTCTAAACTAATCTCTCTCACTGTTTTATACTTGTTTCTAATACACTCTAATATAGTTTCATCATAGTCCATTGGGTTTGCCTCTTTTTTAAAATTATACTAATGATGTGATTGTAATATCTTCAACAACTGTAAATATTCCGCTTCTTATTGTGTGTACTTTACTTGTAGTTGTATTATCAATTTGAATATCATAATAATAATCTTTAATTTCAAGGTCTACTGTTTCGGATTTTATTAAAGACATTGTGACAGTTCCATTTGCTGCAACAAGATTGACACCAGTTTTTTGAATTACAGCGTCAACATCTGCATCTGATTTGTTTGTTTTTACAGTTAGTCTTGTTGCCCAATCAGTTAAATCTACTCGTCCATCGTCATCAATAACGGTGAGAGTCCAGTCCTTTGTATCTCCTCTAAAAATTGATATGTTTATTGGTACTGATGTCATTTTAATCCTCCATTATTACATTATAACTTATTTCCGTCATCATACATGTAACAACGTTTTCCGTCATGCTAATATTATATGTCATTTTATTCTAAACGTTCACCACTGGTATTGTACGACATCTACAATTAGGATGTGTGTCTACTACTGGTTTAGGAGATTTATGAACAGTATATTGTTTTCCATTTACTGTTGTTGTAAATGTTCCTTTCTGTCCCATGGGAAATGTTTGTCCATTCAACCATCTATCAAGATCACCTGTCACTTCGTCCAATGCTGCTTTCCATTTATATTTTTTAACACCAGCAGTTTTCATGGTACTCATTGCACCCTCATTATAAGAACGTATTACTTCAGTTCTTGCAATTAATTCTGAACGATATGAAGTTGTTCTAAAACTTTGACGTATCTCTTTTGATATATCAGTTATGCTGTCCCCTTGTGTTACACCATCGGTTAATATTCTTCTAAGATTTGCTTTATTGTCTTCTGTTAATTTCTGAATATAACCAAAGGAATTATTTTGTACTGCTCTTAAAACATCAACATCTGTTCTTATGATTTTATTACCTAACATTTTTGATGTATCTAGATTTGATTTATTCCAAACACTTCCCAGTACTCCATACACTAACGGCTTCATATTTTCGTTAACACCAGACATCCCATTCATAATAAAATCAATTGCATCAATCCCAATAGTTGCCTCTGAAACAATCATACGTTCCACAGTCTTTCGATTTTTCTTTAAATGATCTTCAATAGTCTTTAAAGCATCACGATACTGTTGTCTTATACCAACAGCCAATTGTGATTGTTGTTTTACTGTTCCTGTGGGGTCGTATGTTAGTTTCGGCATTTTACTTATTGATCTACTTTTAAAGCATTAATGGGTTCTTCATCTGTTTCTATTTTTAGTTCTTGCCAATCACCAGTCTTTCCCATAACCCAATGATAACCGGGCTTTGATACTCTTGTTGTCATACCAGTTGCTTCATCCACAATTTCACCTTCTCCTTTAGTATAATATTGTGAGTCTTCTTTAAGATGATCTAAAACTAATTGTGCTGCTCCCATTGCACCAACTTCTGGATGTTCTGCTAATTCTGTTTCTAAACCTGCATGAAATGCATCCATTGGAAAATCTCCAAATTGACTTTCAACTTGTTCTTCTTCTAAACCAGTTCCATCTCCTTTTCCATTTCCTGGACCATTTCCTAAACCACATGGTCCACTACCATCAGGAACATGTCCACCAGGACCAGTGAGTTCTTCTTCAACATCTTTTTGTCCATCACACATTTCTTTATAAGATACATGAGGATTATATCCCTTAGTTGAATTTAAATATTCTTTTACAGTTTTCATTTTATTCCTCGACATACATGTCTACTACCCATGTTTCAGAAGTTGTTCCAGCAGCTACAGCAATTGTAACACTGTCACCATTAAGTACAATATCTTTGTAAAGATTACCAGTTGTTGCTAAATCAACACCATCAAGATCTTGTGCTAAAACTTTAGGATAATGAATGACCCCTACCGCCGCAACACTTACAACCGCAGCCGTTCCGAAAATGTATTCTGTTATACCTGCTTTTGTTGTGGTGATTCTAAAATCCGTTGCAACACCACTAGGTTTAATTGCGATGCATACAACTTTCCCATGTACTTGTGTAAATTCAAATGAATCTGTTGCAGCTGTTAAAGTTCTTGTTCCTGTTGAGTGTTTTCTAATTGCCATATAATTATCCTCCTATTTATCTTTTAAATCTTGTTTTAAATCAACAAGCAATGATTCAATATTTGCTAATTTTGTTTTAATCTCAGTTAATAATAAATCACGACTATAAGCTTCTGTTTCCAAGTCTTCAATCTTAACCATATTAGATGTGTAGCCTAAAGACAAAAAATCTTGTCTAAGATTAATAGCATCGAGATCAGACTGGTGTGTAATTTCTAAAGTTTCACATTTATTCTCAATACTATTCTTCCAATCTATGGTTGTTATTGTTGTTGCTATAATAAATAATAATACTATAATCGCTGTTGCAACTGTTATCTTAAAATTGTGTTTATCAAATGTCTCTGTCATTTCTGTCCTCCTTAATTTCTATCTTCTACTTTAGCCCCGGCTGGATATGGGTTCCCTGTGCCCCCTTTGATTATGTCTGGCATTTTTAATTAACCTCCGTGTTTTCAATATTTATATCATTTAGTAACGCTAAATGTAAATTAATCTTTTTAAGTTCTTTAAATATATCAGAAAGTAATTGTTCACTATTTTGATTCGTAACTTGTTTTTTAATAATTCCACCGTCATCACTAGTGTCAGCGGTTTCTATAACTTTTCCTGTTGTATTAACACCAATAACTCTTTTAGCTTCAGCAGAATGCTGATGTTCCTCGTTCTCAATACGAGAATTAGCCTCGTAATTAGCCCTTGGTTCCCTCACTCTATCTTCTGCCATCTCATACCTCTTTTATTGCATTTCTCAAATAGAAATTTTTAAATTCCTCAATAGATGCCATAACGTCCTCAAACGAAGATGGTTCTTTAAGACCATAATGTCTTTTAATATCTTCAAATGTTATTTTACATTCATTCATTACATCATTCTGTTTGAAACTTATAACTATACCACCATCAGAATCTTTATAATATACTTCTGTGCTTTGTGAATTTGGTGTAAACAAAAATGAATAACTATTCATTAACGTATCAAAAGAAATAAGTTTAGTATCTTCTTTAACATTTACATCAAACGTCATGTTTTCCAATTGATAATTTTGGGGGACTTTCTCCTTGTTAAAATGTTCTAGATAATTAGTTCCATATGTAGTATCAAATTGTTCCGGAAATTCTCCACCAACTGGTGCTCCACCACCACCAAATAGATCAGCTTGGAATTTAACTTGCAATTGACTATAAAACATGTCACCAATTGGTGTCTTGTCAATAATCTGTCCTGTTTGATCTCTCATTTCATTATACTTAATCATGTCTGTTGTCCAATTTTGTCTTACTCTTGTTTCTTTCTCGTTTTTTGTTTCAAAATCTAAATCATCAAACTCTATTGTAACTGGTTTAAGTCCTCTGTATTGGACATATTTGTTAATGATTTGTTTCTGTATAACTCTTAAGAAAATCTTTCTCTTTGAATAAATAGACAAAATAAACGCAAGTAGTTCCTGTGTAGCTGTAGCCCTATTAACATCTTGACCCATTCCAGACAAAAAGTCTAAACTAACACCTGCTATCATTTTTCTTTTAATGTGATTAATAGCGTACTCAAGATTTAATTCTTGTCCAGCATATCCAACGTCCACCGCAGAAACCGGTTTATTAATCCATGCATCATCTTCTTTATTTAAATTTTCAAGATAGTAAACAAAATTATCCAATTCATCATCTGCAATTTCGTTATCTTTTTCTCCAACGCTCCAAATCTTTCTTGGAACAGCTTTATATTTAGCAAGAACTGCTATGCTTCTTTCTATCTCGTAAAGTATTTCATTATCATTTATAGCAGAAGCTAAAGGACTTCTTCCATATAGTCCTGTGTTTCCCATGTTTAACTTTATATGTATTAATTTTCTTTTATCAATAGGAATACCATAAATTTGATATGTCAATCCTGAGAAGGATGTAGTACCACCATAATATGATAACTGGTAATATCTAGCTCTATCATTTTTAAAATTCTGATTAATCTTTTGTATGTAAAATTCTTTGAAGTTCTTTTTTATTAAAACCTCACCAGTATTGCTCACAGTCTTAATTGGTTTAGGGTCTCCAAATTCATCTGAATTAATATACATCATACTAGCGTCTGGAATAGTATAAATTCTTTGTGGGACTAAAGCCCCTCCTGTTAATCTAGTATCAAAAAAATCTTGTTCTAGAAATCCATTACCAGTTGTTAATGTTGATTCAACTAGTTCTCGGGTCTTTTGTTCTAACTCTATATCTTGAGACCATTTTTCAACTGTTGTTTTAGAAAATTCATCTTCACTTTTGAAAACAAAATCTTTACCACAAATAAAATCTGTTGCTGTATTAACAGCAGATTCAAAAAACGTATTTCGATCTTTTGCATTCATGACCTCCTCCATTTCTTCGTGAGGTGTCATATATTTAAATTTATAAATGTCTCTAGCAAAAGGCCTAAACGAAGCTAGAACAGTACTACGATTCTCTTTAGAAGTTGTTCCGTTTAAAAGGCCGTTTTCTCTTAAAAATTTCATTGTGGTTTTCCTCTCAATTTAGTAACAATATAATCGAATACATCATAAAAGACATATAGTAATGACCCTGCGCCAAAAATATAGATAATATTAAACTTATAATCAAAAAATGTATACAATATAGTCCATATTAATAACCCGTAACCAATAACAAATTTAATCGTTACCTGTATCTCTTTAGCATCTCGTGTCTTTAATTTGCCACTAATTAATGAAAAAAACTTTCGGACTTTGTTCTTAAACAAGGATATATATCTTTTAATTCCCTTTTTAATATATAAAAATAATTTAAATCTACTAACAAATGTCTTACTTTCTACCTTTATTTCTTTATTTTTCCTATTGACAGCTTCGTTAATAATCTTAATTGTGTCCTTGTATGATTGGCTCTGCTTCAATTTTTTGTCTTCCATTTAATAAGTCCTCCGCTTCTTGTTGTGTAAATCCGTATTTTTCCGCTATAGTTTTATGAAATTTAAAATATCTACAATCTGGCATATCAACACACATGCACATATACGGTTTTATGGGTTTGTGTAATTTATTACAAACAATAAGACCCCTTGACAATTCATCTTTCATTTTATCAAGTCTTTCTTGTTTGTAATCTGGTAAACTAACAACCTGTTCTTCTTGTTGTTCTTTAGTTTTAATTAACCTCAATCTCTCATTTTGTAATTCTTTATATGCACTAGACTTATTTCCTTCATTAGTCGTTGTTATTCTTTTAACACCTCTAACCGCTACCTTTGTGTGTTTAGTTGTTATGGCTGTTATTCCAAATACAGATAATGCTTTGCTCCAAAAACCATCATCCCGCCCTTCTTGATCTACATTTTTACCCGAGTACTTAGTAGATGTTTCTCCTACATCCTTCTCAACTTTTAATAAATGTTTTATCATTAAGTCATGCTCTTCTGTACAATTAAGAACATGAAATTTTCCATCATGACAAATGTTCTTTAAATTTTGTGCCATGGCGTTTTTAGTTGAATTTGTAAATGTGACAAATTTCAATACTGATTTCCCAATTCTCTTTTCCAACATGTCTCCTATTGCAATCCCCACACCAGTGTAATCTATTGCAATAAATTTTGGTTTGAACAAATTATATACCTGCACAATTTGGTCAACTTGAGATGTATATTTACCTTGTGTGATCTCAATGCGTCTCTCATAATAGTGTTCACCAATTTGTTCAATTACAGTAATTACAGTTAAGTCTCTCTTTTGTGCAAAATCTATTCCCACTGTGAATGGATTATACGAATCCCTACGATCATCCCAATCAACACCCAATCCTTTTTCTATATCAACTTCTTGTGAGAAAGGATAAATCCATTCTCCAATAATAAGTTTATATCGTTCATCAACTGGTATACCAAGATTCTCTTGTTTGAACATCTCCACATCTTGGTATCTATCCATTTCTAAATCTATAATGTTGACCCAGCTGTAAGGTATGTGTATATTCTTCTGTGTTATACCATTTAACTTAGTATCAAAGAAATAGTTATGTCTAGACAAATATTTTTTTGTTAATTTAATTTCGTCTTCTTTTGTTAAAACATCATTACCAACCATTAACCTTCTTTTGTTATCGAAGTCAATAAACAACGGACTATTTAAATCTAAGTCTTTCCAGTTCTCAATAGTTGGTTTATAATATGAATCAAACCCAATGCTCTTCCCTTTATCGTAAAATCTCCAGAATAAATCATTACTAACCCTTGGTGTTGACTGGGCTGTTAACTGTCCACCTTGTTTCAAGAAATGTTTAATCGCTGTGTATGTTTCGTGTTGTTGGTTCTTTCTCAAAATCATCCAAGCATACTCGTCAAGAATTACATTAATAGCTGTGTCCCCTCTTAACCCTGCTGGGTTTGCAGTAAGACCTTGTAACATACAACCATTTATTACTTTAGTCATCTTGTTCTGCAAACCTTTATCAGTATATTTTAATATAGGTGTCCCGCCAAGTTCTTTAGGCCAATTCTTTGCATCTCTAACAAGCTGTTCAACTTTTGCCAACCAACTCTCAGATTGCTCCCCTCTAGTTGCTATATAATACTGAAATGTATTTGGGTAATCTTGGGCTATAAGAATTGCTTCAATAGCCAATAGAATAGAGAAGCCAATCTGTCTTCCCTTATTAACACATCTTCTATACACTAGTTTTTGTCTTAATAATCGTCGACCCTTACCAAGTATTCCATTTCTTAAAATCTCTTTATGTGGTTCAGGTAATTGTAAACTAACTAGTGTACCATCTCCTCTCCGAACACAAAAAATAGACTCAGCTCTTATTACTGGGTCTATCCACTTCTTCGCTATCTGTGTTCTTATTTGTTTTTGTTTTTCTTCTGTATATTGTTGTATCTGTTCCACAAATAAAGCACCTTACATTACGCTCATAACCTTTTGAACTGTATATTGTTTTAATGTCTCTTGCATCTACTACCAACGTTGACCTACAACAATTACATTCAATTTTTGGTATTGCTTTCATTTTGTGTTGTTTCCTCTTTAGGTTCTTCCACAATAATTAAATCTTCTTTACCAGCCTTTGTTACTCTTTCAGTAAGAGCTTTTAATTCTTCTATCCTCAAAAAACTTTTACCTTCATTACCAAATTTATCCATAGGTGGAACAACAAAATTTATTTCAACTTTTTCACCAGTAAAATATAACGCCGGTGGTTTTGTGTTATCTCCCATATGATTTTCTGTTTTGAAAGCTCTACCAAACGTAAATTGTATACCTTCTTCTGCAAGAACCTTTGCTAATTTACTAATTATTTTAATACTTCTAGATGTAGTTCTTTCAGCTATCCCATCAGTATCAAAATGTTGTTGTACATTATTTGGAACTAATCCTTCTTCTTTAATTTTTTCTTTATTTTCTTCTGACATACCATATCCTCCAATTCTTCAAACATTTTTTTAATTTCTTTATGTTTTAAAAACTTAACAATAGCAAATGAAAAAGACCATTTATTAAAAAATATAAACTCTAACTTATATTTTATTATTTCCAATCCAGTGTCTATTCCAGAACCTAATCTTAATATCATTTTCCACTCAGTCCAATAGTTTATCTTTAAACTTATTCATCATTACACTACCTCTATCTGCTTTAACACCTAAATCATTTAAACTTTTTTTAACAACTTCTAAATCTGTTTTAATTAATTTAATGTCTTTAACACATTCAATCAAGATAGTTTCAAGACGTTGTTCTAACTCCGACACCTGAATCATCTCCATCTAATTTTACTTTATTATCCATATACTCAACTGTAATGTAAACTTTTCTTCCGTTCACAATTGGTTGGCTCACACGTATAATATCACAATCTTGTGTTTGTAAATTAGTAAGAACTTCATTTACTTCTTGGTTTACAACATTTCTAAACCCACTGTTAATATCAATCTCCATGCATTCTACTTGCGTTAGTCCCATTTTAGTTCCTCATTAATTAGCTTTACTATTATTTAGATCAATTAATCTGTTAACTGAATTAGCATCTGACACTATTCTTGCAAATGTTTCACTTGCTCTTGCTACGAATTTTGATCTTGCTCCGTTCTTATTAATATTTATTAAATCTTCGTTTTTCATAACAAAACCATTTAACATTGTTGCTCCATTCTCTTTGCATTGTATTATTAATTCATAGGAATAGTCTCGTTGATCTTTATTCATACAAGGTGCTACTCTCATATCTCCTTTACATTTTATACACGTTGTTGGCATGTCTCTAATCTTTGAAGATTCAGACTCTTTAAATATCCAACCGCATGAACTACATTCAGCTTTATATGACATTTTTATTTCCTCCGTTTATAATATTATCTTTCCTACAATTTATTGCTTCTTCAGATGTCATTACATAGCAACCAATTTTTATTAGTTTGTTTGTTCCATCTAAATTATTAATAGTTCCTTTAGTATAATCTATTGCTCTAGGATTATAAATTGGCATTGTTATTCTGTGCTCCTGTTTTCATTACGTCATAAACTCTTACTCCAATAGTAAATCCATAACCGTAAATAGTAACAGTAATTTTAATAATATTACAAAATACAAAATGTATTCCTAACCAATCATGTTTAGCTGCTGTGTTTCTTTTATGAAACATGTACTCTGGTCTAAAAGTGTTTATCAT